CGAGCCTCTCGCTCTCCACAGGGGCAGGAACCGGCCTTAATAGGCCCATTTGAAGGGCAGTCCAAACCACAATGGATATGAACGATACCGAAGCAATCCCGATTGACCTGGGGGAAAGAAAAAAGGCCCCTATATTTGGGGCGGTCAAGCCAAGGATTATGACACCGGCCCTGAAGGGTAAATCCAGGGGCGATGAATTTGCAGAGTTTGCAGAAAAAGTGGGATACCCGTTATTGCCCTGGCAAAAATACATCAGCGCAGATTTCTTGACCATGGACGAGAATGATCTCTATTATCGCAAACTAAATATGCTCTGCCTCTCCAGACAGAATGGCAAGACCTATCTCTTGGCCCTCAGAATATTGGCCGGCCTGTTTCTGTGGGGTGAAAAGAACATTGTTGCTATTTCCTCGAAGCGAACGATGGCCGAGGATACATTTAACAAAGTCTGCGAGATCGCCGAAGCAAACGAGTTCCTACGCAATGAATGCATCTTGGTGCGCAAGCGTGTGGGGTATCGTGGAAATGGAAAGCAACACCTGGATTTGAAAAACGGGGCCAGGTATGAAGTCTGCGCGGCAACGGCTGATGGTACGCGAGGCAAATCTGCCGATGTGCTCATCATTGACGAATTGGCCAATATTACCCCTGAAGCCTGGGCCAGTGCTAAGCCAGTGACCATCGCCAAGAAGAATTCCCAGATATACCTAGCATCTAACGCCGGCAATGCGTATAGCACCGTTTTGAACGATCTGAGAGAGAAGGCCCTGTCTTACCCTTCGCCTGCGTTGGGGTGGTATGAGTACTCAGCCCCTCAACACGCGAATCCAAAAGACCCCAAGGCAATCGCAATGGCTAATCCAAGCCTGGGCCACACGATTACCCTAGATGGCATTGAAAACGCTCGATTGACCATGAATGCAGGAGATTTTCTTCGTGAGCATCTTTGTATGTGGGTGGCCGCCATAAGTTCTCCCTGGCCTATCGGATCATGGGAGGCCCTGGCTGATATACATCTGACTTTGCCTGTAGGCCCTGCCACTTACTTTGCCTTTGACAAATCCAAGCAAGGTCAGGCATCCTTAGTTGCTGGACAAATTACACCCGAAGGCAAAATGGGTGTGGGATTGCTCGAAGTATGGAAACCCGAAAAGAACGCATCGGATTTGCAGATTGCGGCGGCCATAAAGACTCACGCGGATCGTTATAGACCCGTGATGGTGTGTTTTGACCATTATGCCACTGCCACCATTGCCACACGCCTTATGGCATCAGGATTGCATTGCGTTGATGTAACAGGCCAAGAATTCTGGCAAGCATCTGGGGATTTACTCGATGCCATTGTTTCGGGTCAGATTGTGCATCAGGGTCAGGAACTTCTTGATCTCATGATGCAAAACTGCGCTGCCAAGGTCAATGATGCAGGATGGCGTATTGTTCGCCGCGCTAACGGGGATGTAAGTGGGGCTATCGCCTTGGCCATGATTGTTCACAAAATGAACGAACCAGCATCGGTTCCACTCATCATTGCAGGATAGCGACACGCCGAAATATCCTTAATGCCCTGAATGTCCGTTTTGGGTGATATGGGCCTATCCTACGCACATGGGCATTTTATCCGCGTTGAGGCTAGTCAAGGATGAACCCGACACGCTGAAAAATCAATATGCCCCTGCAATCATGGCTTCACCGTATGGAAGCACTTACTGGGGAAACAATGCAATCGGCCCGATGGATGTTGCTATTGATCTTGTTCAAAGTTTGCAGGTTCCAACAGTGGCCAAAATCAGAAACAGTATCTGTGGCGTAATCGGTGGCATTCCGATGGAGTTATATAAGAAATCAACAGGGGAGCAATTACAAACTCCAATCTGGTTAGATCAACCCGATATTCGGCAACCGCGCTCGGTTACCATAAGTTACTTAGTGGAATCTCTGATTTTCTTTGGCGTGGGGTATCTTGAAGTAACATCGGTAAATAAAGAAGATGGCCGCCCGAATCGTTTTGCTTGGGTACAAAATTCACGCGTGACTGCAAAATTAAATCAATACAGCACCGAAGTTGATTTCTACATGGTCAACAATGAAAAACGCCCAATGAGCGGTCAGGGCAGCCTTGTCACTTTCCAAAGCCTCCAACCGCCTGTCCTTACAACGGGAGCCAGAACGATTCGCGCCGCACTAGATTTAGAATATGCCGCATCGGTTGCTGCCAGCACTCCATTGCCGACTTCTGTGTTGAAAAATTCTGGTGCGGATTTGCCTGAGTCAGTAGTGTCAGGATTGCTCGCTAATTGGAAGCAAGCCAGACAAAATCGAAGCACCGCTTATTTGACCAGCACTCTTGAATTGCAGACTTTCGGATTCAGTCCAAAAGATATGATGTACCAGGAAGCAAAACAGGGATTAAGCACGGAAATTTGCAGATTGATGAATTATCCGGCTTATATGGCCAGCAGTGATGCCAATGCAAGCATGACCTATCAAAACATCCTTGATGCAAGAAAAGAATACTTTGCTTACACTCTTGCGCCGTATGTTTGTGCCATTGAGGACAGATTCAGTATGGATGATTTGACGGGGCGTGGCACTTATGTGCGTTTCGCCGTTGATGAGACATTCCTGAGAGTTGATGCAATGACAAGACTCAACACAATTGAAAAAATGCTTGGACTTGGATTAATAACCGTAGATCAAGCAATGGCAATGGAGGACTTAACACCGAATGGAGATCAATCATGAAACTAACATTTAGCGCACCCATTGAGGCAGCGGATTCAGAACGGCGTATTATTTCCGGCAAAGTTGTCGAATATGAAACAACAGGTTCGACATCAGCCGGTCTAGTTATGTTTGAGCGCGGCAGCATCGAAATCCCATCACCGGCCAAAATTAAGTTGCTTGCGCAACATGAGCCAAACAATCCGATTGGTCGCGCTCAATCCTTTAGCACCGAAGGAAATTTCATTTATGGAACCTTCAAAATTTCCAGCAGCAGTAAGGGTACCGATTACCTGACTCTGGCTGCGGAGGACCTGATCTCAGGCTTATCCGTTGGAGTGGAAGTAATTGCCTCCAAGCCTGGTGACGGGTATCTCCTAGTCACTAGCGCCAAAATGGTGGAGGTGTCTTTAGTTGAATCTCCGGCATTTGAAAATGCGATAGTGACCAAAGTTGCTGCCAGCGAAAGCGAAGCAGAGCAAGAAACAACCCAACCAACAAACACAGAAAGTGAGGCAGTCGTGGAAAACACAGCCGCCGCAATACCTGAGGTGGAAACTGCTCCAGTAGTTGAAGCCTCACGACCAGTCGCTACACCGTACAACGCATTGAATACTCAGCGCGTTCGACATGACATCATTTCAAGCGGTGCGTTACTTCGCCGTAAAATCATGGCCGCACAAGGCGATGACGAATCCAAACTCTTCATTACCGCAGCCGATGATTTCTCAAGTGCCGGCTTAGGTTTTAATCCGACTCAGTACTTGCGCAGCATTGTTTCGACACAAGGGAACTTTGGCCGGCCAGCAATGGAGTGCGTAGATCGTCAAACACTTCCTGCATCGGGCATGACAATCAATCGTCCAAAATTTACAACTTATCCTGCAGTAACAGTTGAAACAGAAGGCGGCGCAGTACAAAATACTGACGCGGTTTCTGAATATTTGACTGCAACTGTCAGCAAGTATTCTGGAATGCAGACCATCAGTATAGAGTTGATGGAACGCTCTGATCCAGGATTCTTCGATGCGATTACAAGAGAACTTCAGAACAATTACGATAAAGTTACAGATACTGCTGTTATAACTGCTTTGACCGCCGGTGGAACGCAAGCAACAGCGGTTGCAGCAACATCAGCAGGAATTATTTCTTATGTTTCACAAGCAGCACCTGCGGCGTATCTTGCATCAAGTTATTTTGCCAAAAATTACTTGGCAGGATCAAGCCAATGGCAATTGCTTCTTGGGGCTACCGATAGCACTGGGCGACCAATTTACACAGCCGGCGCACCTATGAACTCCGGTGGAGTTGCAGCAACAACATCTGCAAAGGGTTCAATCCTGGGACTCGATTTATTTGTGGACAGGAATGTTGTGAGTACGACTATTGATGAGAGTGCTTTCATTATTGCACCCGAAGCATTCACAGTGTTCGAATCTGATACCGCATATATGTCAGTAAATGTAGTCAGCAATTTACAAATCCAAGTGGCCATCTATGGTTACATGGCAACGATGGTAAATGTCGCCGGAGGAATCCAGCGTTACAATTTAACCTGATAGCAAACTAGATCGCTGGCATCGGGGTTCAGGAGGCCCTGGCCCTGATGTCAGCCTTTAGAAAGGAAAAGCAATGGCTGCAACCTATGTGACCGCCGCAAGTTTGAAGGCGGCCCTTGGAGTGGGCACCCTTTATGACACAGGTGCGACAAGTACATGGATTGAGGAAACTTGCCAAACTGCGCAGGATTTAATCAATGCGTACATTAACTTCAATGCTGCGCCGGTAGTTTCAACAGGCCTTTCAAATAATGTCGCAACAATAGTCATTGCCAATCCTGCGTTATTTGTGGTGGGTCAAACGGTGACCATTGCTGCGTCTGGTGGCACATTCAACGGCAGTCGCACCATTACTGGTGCTGGACCTTATTCGACCACTAGCAATAACATTTTCAATGCAATGCGCTATACCTACCCACGCGGTTATTCATTTCTACAATTTGCTATTACGGGAAGTGATCAAGCGCAGCATTTAGTTCAACCTTACGGCACAATGACTGGCCCAGACGATAAAACACAAAGTTATGCCAATACGCCGGCAATAAATTCCGCTGCCCTTATTATGGCTGAGCAATTATGGCAAGCCAGAATCTCTAATCAAGGCGCACAAAACGGTATGGATGGAATGTCTCCATCGCCTTACGCCGGCGGTTCGATTTTGATTGCCTCAGTGCGTGGCCTTCTTGCCCCTTATTTGTCACCATTAAGCATGATTGGCTAATCATGACAGTACCTATAACCACGCTAAGGACCACGATTGCCAGCACCCTTGCCAATCCTGGGGTGTGGACCACTATGGCCTACCCTCCGCCAATTCTCCAAGTCAATAGCGTGAACATCATTCCCAGTGATCCCTACATTGTGCCAAGCCTGAATTCACAATCTACTGCATCACCTATGGCGAACTTTACTATTTTGATGGTGTGTCAGTACATGGACAACCAAGGAAATCTCATCAACATCGAGGACATGATCTGCGCGGTTTACAGCAAATTAGCGGCCTCAGCGATTGTATTCAATATCAATGGAGCATCAGCCCCTGCGACATTGGATGGGGCCAGCGGTCAAATGCTGACTTCTAGTTTCTCAATATCCGTTCTCACAAGTTGGAGTTAAACCATGACTACATATAAAAACGAACACGAAGGCGAAGTTGCCGGCAAAGGTATTGGTGAAACAATAACTGAGGCGGAATTGGCAGGATGGGATGTCGAACACCTGTTGAAAATAGGCGCGTTGAGTGTCCTTACAAATAACAGCACACCTACTACATCAGAAAAGGAAAAATAGAATGGCAATATTCTTATCGAATACTACTTATTTCAAACTCGGCACTTATGATCTATCTGCCAGAGTGACTTCAGCATCGTTGGAAATTAACTATGACCAACTTGATGTGACATCTATGGGCCAGAGTGCGCACTCATACGCAAAAGGCCTAGGCAATCATGTGCTAACGCTTTCCTTCTTAAATGACAGTGCAGCAATTGGTGCAAACTCGGTTGAGCGTGTTATCAATTCACTCAAAGGAACCGCAGCAGCGTTTGAAATTGCAAACAATGGTGCAACAAGCAGTGCAACCAACCCGGTCTATTCCGGTTCTTGCTTTGTCAATGCCTACACTCCCGTTAACGGAGATGTCGCCTCAATGTCCTCTATTGATGTGACTTGGAATGTAACAACCGACATCACGATTACCTGATAGGAAAATGACATGGCATCGCTTAAAATAACCAGGGCCTCAGGCGAGGTCACGATTTACCCCATAACGCCGGCAGTAGAGTGGGCGTTTGAAACCAATTTCAAACAAGGAATTGCCAAGTCCTTTAGAGAGCATGAGCGCAACAGTGATCTTTATTGGCTGGCGTATGAGTGCATTCGCAAGTCCGGAGAAACTGTTCCCTTATTCGGTGAAGCCTTTCTGGACACTCTCAAAAGCGTTGATGTCTTGGAGGATACCGACCCAAAACAATAGGGCGTGATGAATTAGGGTATTTGATTGCTCAATTGGCAATCGAGACACACATCCCGCCAAAAGAGTTTATAGACATGGATTGGCGAATGATCAGGGCCATGTTGCAGGTCTTAGACGATAGGGAGAAGGGGAGAAAGAATGCCAGTCGAAATAAAAGGGCTCGTTGAGACTCGCAGACTTCTTGCCAAATATGCACCCGATGTCAAAAAAGATATGGACCGCAAGGCGCGAACGCATCTTAAATTTATGACTTCGGCTGCCAAAGGGTATGCACCCATGTCCTTAGATCATGACCTCCATAACTGGCAGACAGGACAGAGTGCCAAGAAGGTCAATAGTTATACATCGGCCTTTGCCACTCGTTCATTTCCGTTATATCAGGCATCGGCAGTTAAAGCCGGCATCGGATACACAACAAGAGTAAACCGCATCAATTCCCGTGGGTTTGCTTCGCAATATCGCATTGAAAACAAAGATGCCGCCGGTGCTATCTATGAATGGGCAGGGCGTATCAATCCTGATGGATTACCTTGGGTGGGGCCGACTGCAGCCCCTGGCAATCGTAAGGTTTCGCATTCGCGCAATAAAAATGCCGGCAAATGGTTTGTTCATAATCTTGATGCTAACGATCAACAACGCCAAATCAAGGGCAAGAAGGAAGGCCGGCTCATCTTTCGAGCAGTCGAGGATGACAATGGCAGATTTAGAAAAGATGTCATTCGAGCAGTAGATGATGCAGGAAAAAGAGTCCAGGCACAACTAGATGCCATTCAAGCCTTTGGGGCCCCTGCATGGCAATAAAAATAGACTTCTTTACCACGATGGATTTGAAGGGCCTCAAAAAAGGTGAAAAGGCCCTCACGACATTTCAACGCCAAGCATTATCAGTAGGCAAATCTCTGGGCATCGCCTTCTCAGCGGTGGCCATCACTCGCTTTGCTAAGCAATCAGTTAAGGCGTTCATGGCCGATGACAAGGCCCTGAAGTCACTCAATCAAACCTTAAAGAATACGGAAAATGCGTTTGCCACGGCACAAGTCACTGATTTTATAGATCGTACTGAAAAATTAACTGGTGTCCTGGATGACAATTTAAGGCCGGCATTTCAATCCCTATTGACTGCCACCGGATCAGTATTGACCGCCGAAAAGGAATTGAACCTTGCCCTTGATATTAGTGCCGGAACGGGGCGCGATGTTCAGAGCGTGAGCCTTGCCCTTGCCAAAAGTTACAGTGGGCAGACAGCATCACTGAGCAAATTAGGCGCAGGATTATCCAAAACATTATTGGCCAGCGGTGACATGGTGGCCATCAATGCTGAACTCGCGCGGTTGTTTAAAGGTCAGGCTTCGGTGGCAGCGGAATCATTCGCTGGTCAAATGAACAAATTAAATGCAGCGACAGAACGCGCCAAGGAAAACATTGGTGGAGGTTTAGTAGATGCGGCAAAGTCATTGGCCGGAAGCAATGGCATTGATCCGTTTGTTCAAGGTATGGATTCAGCCTCCAAAGACTTAGCAGATATGATTCGCGGCTTTGGAATATTGGCACAAAAAATAAATGCGATTCCGTTATTAAAGGGAATATCATTCAAAGACATTATTGGCATGATTCCTATTCTTGGAACTTATGCTAATTTCGCCATAGGAGTGGGCAGTCAATCAAGACAACAATCCTTCAATAACCCAAGAGATGTGGCCAACGCCAAAAGTACAATGAGCCTTCTCAATGTCAAAGAGCGCAAGTCTGAAAATGACTTGATCAAGAAGGCTAATTCACTGCGAGCATTAGAGAATGCAACAAATGCTGCAAAACTCAAAGCGGCGGCAGACCAGGCCACCATTGATGCGCTCAAAAAGAAGTTAGATGTGGAACGCATCGGCATTGAATATGCCCTTACACAGACCACTGATGCGACCACTCGGGCAGTGCTTCAAGGCAAGTTAGCCATCATGGATGAGGATGCAAAGGCAGCGAAGGCAGCAAGTCTGGCATTGGATGCGGCCCAGGCTGCGACCTTAAAACAATTAGACTTACTGGCCAAGGCCGCTGAGGACATTCAAAAGAACTTCGGATCGGTTGCATTATCGGCTGATGCGGCATCGGCGGCTTTAGACAAAATTGCAGCCTTTGTGATGCCAACTACTGCCGAAAGATTGGCCATATTAGGCCAGACACCGTACATACCACCTACAGCAACGCAACGATTAGACATCTTGGGTCAAAATCCAAAGTACCAAGAATATACACCGCCGGTTGATTACGCCGGAATGTTCCCATCGGCAGCCTTTGATGAAACTGTCGGTTCCTACGGTTATGACCCTACAGGCGGCGGTGGAGTCAATGTCACAGTGCAAGGCGGCATCATAGATACTGCCGGCCTCATGCAATATATTAACGAAGGAATTCAGGCTAACACGCGCCTCGGACTTTCCTCATCAGGTTCAGCAAGTAGGGCCGCATGACAATGCCCGTTGTAAATGTCATTGTAAATTTCTCATCGGGGCCATCCTTCGCACAAGCCTTTTTGCTTGATTCTGGTCAGTTAGATGTGAACATCCTTGCCAATGCAGCCTCAGTCATTGTTGATGTTTCAGACATCGTTGCGACAATTCAAACCTCACGCGGAAGGAATATCACCGCTGACCAATTTAATCCAGGTCAAATGTCGCTCAAACTTATTGACCAAGATGGAAATTGGAATCCCCAGAACACGGGAGGAATTTATTATGGCCTTTTGAATCCTATGATCAAGGTGCAGGTGACTGCAACTTATGGAACACCATCGGTCACATATCCGATATTCAGCGGCTTTGTCACTGGGTTCAATACCGTTCTACCCGTCAATGGCGTGGACACGGTTGCCTATACAACTTTGACTTGCGTGGATGCAATGCGCTTGGCTAACTTGGCGCAGGTAACAACAATTTCAACTGCCACCCCTGGCCAATTAACTGGCAGTAGAATAAATTCTATTCTGGACCAGATAGCGTGGCCGGCTTCGATGCGTGAGATTGACACGGGTTTAACTGCTTGTCAGGCTGATAATGGAAATTCTCGGAGTGCCTTGAACGCCATGCAGACAGTCGAAATTACAGAAAACGGGGCGTTATTTGTTAATGCTTCAGGTTCCTTCACCTTTGTAGATCGTAACGCCGCCATTACAAGTGCTGCAGGTGTGCCGGTTGTTTATGATGACATCGGTGTCGGCCTTGCGTATGCCGATGCCAAATGGCAACTCTCGGATATCTTGATATACAACAATGCCAATGTAACTGCGCAGGGTTTAACCATGCAGACTGCCACCAATGCTGCATCGGTTTTGAAGTATTTCAGCCATAGCGTGACTCAGACCGGCCTTCTCATGCAGACCAATGCAGAGGCTTTGAATTGGGGCTTGGCCTATGTTGCAGCCCGTCAAGAAACTTCGACCCGATGCGACTTGCTCAGCCTTGATTTATACACGCCTAACTATGACCTTGGCATTAAGGCAGCCCTTGGGCTTGAATTCTTTGATCCTGTAGAAATCACAACCGCAATGCCAGGATCAACGAGCATTACCAAGAATGAGCAAGTCTTTGGCATTGCTCACAACATCACTATCAATTCATGGCGTATTGATCTAATAACTATGGAGCCGGTCCTTGATGGGCTAATTTTGGATAGCGTATTGCACGGAATTTTAGACACTAGTGTTTTATCATATTAAGCAGAAAAGGAGCATGACATGGCAGCAGGATTAGGGTTTAAGACATTCACCACTGGTGAGGTTTTAACCGCAGCAGACACCAATGGGTACTTGATGCAGGGCGTTCTGGTCTTTGCCAGTTCCGCAGCAAGAGCATCAGCCATCACATCACCGCAAGAGGGGCAGTATTCCTACCTCAAAGACACCAACAGCACTGAGTACTACGATGGCGCGGCGTGGATTGCTGCACCTATCGGAGACATCACAGGGGTCACGGCTGGCACAGGTATCTCAGGCGGTGGCACATCGGGAACGGTAACGGTATCCATTGATACAGCCGTCACAGCCGATTTAACAACGGCGCAGACTTTAACAACCAAGACACTTACAGCACCCAAAATAAACCTAGCCTTCAACGCACAAACAGGAACGACTTACACCCTTGTTGCTGCCGACTCTGGCAAACTCGTAACGAGTTCTAATGCCTCAGCCGTAGTCATAACAATTCCTGCCTCAATCTTTGCAGCAGGTGAACAAATAAATGTGCAATCTATCGGCGTTGGACTTACAACAATTTCAGGCGGTGGAGTGACCATCACATCAACAGGTGCTACATCCGCCGCGCCAATTTTGCGTGTGCGTTACTCAGCCTGCACGATTATTTGCACGGCAAGCAATGTGTTCACGGTGATTGGCGACCTGTCCTAATGCCAATCCTGGGAATTATTGCAAGTTCAAATCACATTGCTTACAGCGCACCTTCAACGGTGGATTATGTTGTTGTTGCAGGCGCAGGCGGTGGGGGATTTCTTGGCGGCGGCGGAGCAGGTGGATTTAGAACCGCAACTGCTTTTGCAGTAAGTGGAACGCTGACGGTCACGGTTGGAACAGGTGGTGCAAAGTCGGTCAGTAATGGCGCAGGTGGAGACGGCACAAATTCTGTCTTTAGTTCCATTACCTCAACGGCAGGTGGTGGCGGCGCGGCAAATAACGCGTCAGGTCGAACAGGTGGGTCGGGAGGTGGAGGAAGCAAATTAGGCGGCGCAGGTGGAACGGGAACAAGTGGGCAAGGAAATGCAGGTGGAACGGGTGGGGCCAATAACGATAATACGGGCGGCGGAGGTGGGGGCGGTTCGTCTGCCGTTGGAGCAAATGGCGCAGGCTCATCACAAGCAAATACGGGTGGAGCAGGAACTTCAACAACATACGGAACAGGAAGCGCGGTTTTTTATGCAGGCGGTGGCGGAGGCGGCGTTGGAAATGCTTATACGGTTGGAGCAAATGGGGGAAGTAGTGTTGGAGGAAATGGCGCAGGTGGCGCAGCGCCCAAAACTTCTGCCAATGATGCAACGGCTGCCGTTGTAAATTCAGGTGGCGGTGGTGGTGGAGCAGGTTTTGATGGTTTAGGTTTTACTTCACAAGCAAGTGTTGGCGCAAGTGGCGTGGTCATTATCAGGTACGCAGATACATTTTCTTTGGCTAGTGCCACAACAGGTTCACCAACGGTGACAACAAGCGGTGGTTATCGCCGTTATATATTTACGGGAAGTGGGAGCATAACTTTCTAATGGCACACTTTATGGAATTAGACGAAAACAATGTGGTCATCAATGGCATTGTGGTACATAACAACGAACTCTTACTTGACGGCGTAGAAAATGAGCAGAAAGGAATTGATTTTTGCGTAACGCATTATGGCGGCACTTGGGTTCAAACTTCCTACAATTCAAACTTTCGTGGAACTTATGCTGGCATTGGTTATTCATACAATGCCGATGAGGATATATTTATCGCGCCACAGCCTTATCCATCGTGGCACCGTGTCGGTTCATTTTGGGAAGCACCTATTGCAGAGCCTACAAATGGCCGTTATTCCTGGAACGAGGAAACTCTAGCCTGGGATGAAATTGTCATCGGCTGAAGGAACTGCCGCCCGTATGATTGAGGTGGCAATGGCTGAGGTTGGCTATGTTGAAGGGCCAAAAGACAATGAGACAAAATACGGTGAGGCAATGAAGGCTAACTACTGGCCCTGGTGCGGCAGTTTCATCAACTGGTGCGCCAAGCAAGCCAGGGTGGAGATTCCTAGCGTGGTTGCCACCATTGCAGGGGCTAAGGCGTTCAAGG